ACTGATGGAAAATAAGAAGAAGAAGGTTATGGTTGGTTTCAGAAGCCACCTAAAGATGTTATTAAGAAAGAGCGTGAGCAGAAAATTTCTAGTGATAGACAAAAAGTAGAATCACCAGAAAATCCAGAATCAGATAATGTAGTATCAGCCACCGAAGCCCGAGCTGATTATTCAAAGCAAGATCTAGAAATAACCAGACAAATTTTAGATTCTACCAGAGAGCAGTTAAGCACTTTAAGAGAAATAAGAGACGCTCTTGCCCCTAAGACCCCATCTGAGCTACAAGATAGAACCAGTAAAAACAATATTGTAGGTGAAACAGCAAGCGCGGCCTTAGGTGGTTTACCTTCGTTAGATATAGATTTACCAAGAAGACCAACCCCACCCGGTGTTCCACAAAGACCTGGGCGCACAGCACCTGTACCGCAAAAACCCGGGCAACCCAAACCTGCAGGTAAGTTAAGCCGCGCGGCTAAGCTTGCACGGTTTGCAAGATTTGGTGCGCTAGGTGGCGCAGGAGCTGCATTAGGGGCTGTTGGATTAATTGGTGGGATGATGTATTTAGCCACCAAAGGTAAACCGGTTGATACAGTAGAGGAATCAGCCGCCAAGCAACAAGAGGTTCTTGAGTCAGGTGGTTCGCCTGAGGAGCTATCCGCAGCCGGTGTATCTAGAGAAGGCTTGGAACAAGCTCAGAAAGTAGGTGGTCTAGCTGGAGTAAAGGACGAACAAGACAGAATTAATAAACTGCCAGAGGTAGAACGCAACTTAGCTAAACTTAAGGATGTAGAAAAAACATTTAATGAAGGCGAACCTTTATCTATAAAGCAGCTTGAAAATCAAGCTATGGCTAAAACTGAGGCTGGAAGACAAGCAATTGAAATTTATAAGAAGGAAAAAGGTCTTATTACCGAAAAGGTAACTAGTAGCACGATTGAATCTAAGAATAAAGATGTAACTAATAGTACTATCGAGTCTTATGAATCTTTTGTAACGGGTAAGCCATCGGTTGATATGTCCAGAATTAGTAACAGTAATATTACTAATTTAACTACCCCTTCTACCCCCAGTGCTTCTACCGGAATGAATGTTGCGCGCACATCAACAGAAAATGCCGATATGGTTAGAGAAGTAAGTTCTAGACCAGGTAGTGTAACCCCTATTATTTCTAATAACGTTACTACCACTAATACAACAAAATATGTGCCTGTAAAAGCTGAGCCTAGAACAAACTCAAGTTCTTCGCTTCAACGGTACCTAGATAGAATAGCCGTATATTAAAAAAGCCCCTTACGGGGCTTTTCTTTACTTCTTCTTTTCGGCTTTCTTTACTTCGTGACAGCCGTCTTTCTCTTCAGTCTGACCTTCCTTACAAGGCTTCTTTACCTTAGGTTCTGCCTTAGCGTCAGCCTTCTTATCATCTTTCTTTACTTCAGCAGCCTTAGCTGGTTCCTTCTTTTCTTCTTTCTTTGCATCGCTGGCATATGCAGAAAGCATAAACATAGATGCTACTAGTGCGATAAGGTACTTCATTTTTTCTCCTTATGAAAAAGGCCCCAGAAGGGGCCGAAAAATTACTCGTCGTTTGCTAGTTTAGCAAAGTATGACAGCGACTCATCATCGTCATCAAAGTCGACTTGTTTCTTTTGTGCTGGTTTAGCAGCAGCCGTTACAACAGGCTTATCTGCCAACTTAACTTCTTCAGCGCGCGGCATGCTAGCTGCTGAACCGTTAAGTACAGAGTCCAACTTAGCCTTCAGCTCTTCATAAGACTTGAAGTTCTTAGGATCGAGGAACTCAACCAGCGAATGCTGCTTAGTCCAAATTGCTTCAAGATCATCATCTTCTGCCAAAGGTGAAGATGAATCAAACGAAGACTTATCATAATTACGATAGCCTTCTACATTACGAATCTTGAGCTTGAAGTTTGCACCCTTCCAGAAATCGAAAGGATTAATAGGCTCTTCATCTTCGAATTGAGGCTGCATTACGTCTTTAATCTTATCGAAGATTTTCTTACCGAACTTATAAAGGAATACTTTACCTTCGTTCTCAGGATGCGCAGGATCCTTAACAACGTAGATATTCGAAATATAAGTCAGGCGACGTTTCTGTTTACGTACCAGGTCCTTATTAGCCTCAATACCAGAATTCCAAAGCTCAGTATTAAGCTCAGAAACAGGATCAGGCTTACCTAGTGTGGTGAGAGAGTTCTCAATATACCATTTACCTGTAGGTCCTTGGAAGCCGTGATTCCAGATACGAACCCAAGGAAGCTCTTCACCTTTGGAGGGAGGTAGGAAGCGAATAACCGCAGAGCCATTTCCGGCTTTATCTACTTCTGGTTGCCAGAAGCGGTCATCTTTTTGAGACTCCTGTGTTACAGGCTGTGCAATTTTTTCGACCTCTTTCATAAGGTCACCGAAATTACCACGGTTCTTTTTCAGGGCTGCAAAATCTAGTGCCATTTGTATTCTCCGTATAAACGTTGTATTTGCGATGTATTAGCGTTGTTTAGTATAATTATTGTTACCATGATAACCATAATGTTTACCAACTTCACCTTGATCGTCATCCAGATCATCATTATCTTCATCACTGGATAACATATTATATAGGCTTTTTCGATGCTTAGCTGCTTTATCGGTCCCCTTAACGATTTTTCTAAGCTTCTTTTCACGATCGAAATCGTCTCTGCTGCGTTTCATTTTAAAAACTCACTCTCCTTTTTTCTCTGGTACAGCAATGTAAGGCCATGCGCTGAGGCGCTTGGCGATTTCGGCTTGATTATGAGCCATTTTAATAAGATATCGTTTAATGTCGTTTAACTGTTCGTTTAACACAGTAATATTTTCTTCCAACCTGACCATTTCTGTTTCAAGCTGTGCTACTCTGTTAGTCGTTATGTCCAACTGCTCTTCTATAAATTCCATCGTACTTGTTTTTATCGATGTTTAGAAACGGTGTATACTTCTTAATTATACGTGATAAATCAGTCCAAATCAAGTCGTCACGTAACTCATTATCCAGCTTTTCTACAAAGCCATTTAATTTATTTAGGATAACCAAGCTTTCTATGGAGAGTTCATTTCTAAGGAACATTTTCATTATAAGTGGATGCTGATTTTTTTCAAATGTAAATGCCCAGTCGAAACTTTTACCTGCTTTTTCAGCATGATTGAGAATCTTTACTAGCTCTTTTTCAAAAGTATAAGAGATAGATTCGATACGTTTCTTCCAGTCAACGTATCGATCTTTAGCATTTACGTCGAATACACCACCCCAGCGATCACCGGAAACGAAATTAGCCACTAGAAAGTTTACTACTTCTTTATCAGAATATGACTCAGCAACCTTTTTAATAGCAAAGAGATCTTTACGTTTAAAGAATGCCTGCTTAGACGCTTTTACACGCCCTTGCTGTTTAATAGCATCGTAAGTTTCTGTTGTAAAATGTAACCTTAGTGCCAAATAGTAACGATAAACTTCAAAAGGTTCCATTGCAATCATACAGGAAGATGACCTCTGGGTTTAATCAAATTTGCGTTTTCGGCTTCGAGTTGAATCTTTTCCCGCAACTTTACATTAATAAGAGGGCCGATACTGTCCACATCAATGTCTTTTTCGTTACAATACTCGATTACAGCATCCATATAGCTTATCTTTTTCTTAGATACAATCTCGTCAATGTAGATACTGAACTCGTTAGGGGAGCGAAAGCGCTTGGTAATAATTAACGAATCAGTTAAAGATTCTGCAGTAACGTCGTTCATACGAAAAAGATTAGTCCTAGTGCAATGGATTGAAGAGCAAAGCCAATGCCTAGAGTTACAACCATAAGCATGTCTTTAAGTATAGCTGATCTGATAAAGTATAGCAATAGACCAACCCAAAGAATAATTACTAGATCCAGAGGGGGCATTTTATCCGTCAGTCCAGATTTAACTGCAAGAAAGCTTGGAATTGTCGCGCAGTTAAGAACAACCATGCTAAGCCATGCAAAAGTATCAGCAGTGGGCTTATTAAGGCTTTGAAAAAATCTAAGTACATAATCCTTAAAAGACGTAATGGCTACTTTAATTCTGGGATCGATGTTCACTTATTTTCTCCGTAAAAGATATGTTGACCAATTTTAGTAATTCGAGGTAGCTTCCAATTAGGATTTACATAATCAGCGTGGTAGTACAAAGCGCCGTGTAAAGAAGGTAGTCGAAAATTTTCCAGCAATACTTTCTTTGCTACTTCCTGTGATTCAATATATGCAGGGGATTTCTTTGGTACTACAGGACCACGCTCACAGTACCAGGAAAACTGACAGACGACTCGATCTGTAAATTTAGTTTTCTGAAATACAACATCGCAGATATCATCAGGGAACTTACCGGAGTTAACGCGATTAATTGTAACCTGTGCCACGGCTACCTTACCTTCAAAGGGCTCATAACCGGCTTCGAAGTAAATGTTCTTGGCCAGGCAAGCAAGCTGCTTTTCTCTCTCGGCCATTGTAATATACTTGGCATTGTAGTCTTTAGTCTTAAGATATTCGGTTTTAGTTTCAATAATGTATAGTAGCCCTTTTGCCACAAGGACGAGAAAGAAAATTCTAAGTATCCAGTTTAAAATACTTACCATTGGTTCTCCTTATTTTGGATGGGGGCGAAAAGCCCCCGCCAACCATCAGATTACTTCTTGGTGGAAGTCTTTGTATCTAGTGGGATTTGTGAAACGAAGCCGTTAAGTGCAGTTGCCTTAGCAATGACCTCAGCTTCAGTAGGATAGGCTGGAAAGCCTGGGTGCTCTGGTGGTTGAGCTCCTGCGTGGCGAGCGTTCTCTACTTTGACCTGCCAGTCATTAGATACTTGCTCTCGCCTGCCGTAATAGTCTTCGGCAAGCATTTCTTTCGCCATTTTTAGAAGTTCAAGGCGAATCTCGAACGGTGTCATATTACTCATTTTAATCTCCTTTGTGTGTGTGAGTAAAATGGTGGGTATTCTGTTACGAGGAACCCACCGAACCCTAAGTAAACACGAACTCAAAAGTTTGCATTTACTAAATAATATTGCATACAACTTGGAGGTCAAATGCAATACTTTACTTACATATGGTTAGATAAAAAACGTAAGATGTACTATATCGGAATGCATGAAGGGTACATCAACGATAATTATATATCATCTTCTCGCTGGTTCAACGGAGAATACAATTTTCGCCCGTCTGACTTTACCAGAAAAATTCTCAAGGTATTTAA